GGATACGCCGGTGCCGGCGGGCAGCCGCATGCTGGTGGGCGGCGGGCCGTTTGTGACGGCCGCGGCCGTTGTGCTGACGGGCGGAACGGGTGTGGTGTATTTCACCTTGGGCGACGGGGACACGTACTGAGATGTCCGGTACTCTGACGGCTTCGTTCAACGACGCGCAGAAGACGGATATTCGACGCTTCTGTGGCTATCCGGCTTATGGCGCTGGCGGCGCCGGATTCAGTTCCTGGCGGTTTTTTCAGGCCTACGGGACGCTCGAATATCGGATGAATAATTTGGCGCCGGCAGAGATTGCGGTGACGCTGCAATATCTGGCGACCCTGGCGACGCTGTAAGCGATGATCCCGGCGGTGGCGGAGAATCTGGACACCGAGAGTGCTGCGGCCTGGACGCATAATGCGGATGAGACGGCGGACCGGACCAGGTTGTTTGACGGCTGGCGCCGCCGGCTGTGCGGGTTTTTGGGCGTGCCGCCTGGGCCCGCCTTGGGCGATGCCGGTGTGAGCCTGGTGGTTTGACATGGACGGCGTGAGGCTGGCCGATCGACTTGCTTACGGGGCCGGATGCGCGGCGCGCAGGGTGGGGTTTGTGCATGATGCCTACCGGTTGGATGGGCCGGCGGACCCGATTGACCTTGCCAAGCGCTTTCTGCGGCTGAGTGTGGCTTATGTGCTGCCGGGAGGCTCTGTGGCGGCGCCTAGCGGGTTTGGGTGCCTTTCCGGCAGGCTTGGGCGGATTGGAGCTATTTGCGGACTGGTGACTATCTGGTGGGGCCGGAGGGTACGGTGTTTATCGCCTCGATCGAGCCGCCGAAGCCGATGCTGGTGGTGATGACGAATGAAAATGTGAGCTTGATGCGGCCGGGCGCGCCGCTGGTTGCCGGCTTGAACCCACATAGTGCTGTTTTGCCGGCGACCGAGACGGTTCTGCTTGCGGGATTTCCGGCGAGCCTGCTGATCGGCGGCGTTGATGATCGCACGAAGGCTGGCCTGGCGGATGACACGAAGGTGCCCGGATTCACCGCCTTGCTGCCGATCGCCCGTGAGGTCCAGCCGCGCATCGCTGATTTGCTCGTGACGGACGATGGGCAGCGTTTTGTGGTGAATGCGGTCGAGCGGCTCGGCGCGGTCTGGCGGTTTTCTTTGACTCAGGCCGTTGCCTGATGGCGGATCAAGCCGATGTCGAAAATGCTTTGGCCGCCTTGGTGGCCAACGCGCTGTATCCGAACGGCGCCGCGGCGCCGAGTGTGGTGGGCTGCACGTGCCGGATTTATCGGGGCTTGCCGACCGCGCCGGCTTTGGATGGCGATTTGGCGGCTGGCATTGTTAATGTCTCGGTTGTCGCTGATGCAGGGCCTGTAAAAAATGTGACGCGGTATCCACGAAGTTGGGTGGCTGTGACGCCGGTGGCTGAAACACTCGACGTCGCCGTGCAGTGCAATGGCGCGTCATTTTCAGGGCGCTGCGCTGTCGGGCAGCTGGCAGGGGTTATTGTGGACGGCGCCGTGTTTCCGTATGCGGTGCAGAGCAATGACAGCCCGGCCACGGTGGCCAGCAATCTCGCCGCGACTTTGCGGGCGGCGGGATGGATCGTCAACTATTCCGGTTCGAGCATCATTGTTCCGGCCGCGCAGTCCTTTTCAGCGCGTGTTGTGGCGGGCGCCGGCGCATTGCTTGAAATGAAAAGGCAGATACAGGGCTTTCGGATTTCGCTTTGGTGTCCTGATCCTGGCTCCCGGGATGCGGTGGCGCCGGCTATTGACGGGGCACTATGCTCATTGACGTTCATTCCGTTGGCGGACGGTTCTTCGGCGCGGATCATGTTCCAGGGTGGCCTGACCCAAGATGGTACCGCGGATGCAAGCCTGTATCGCCGTGACCTTGTTTATGACGCCGAGTTTCCGACGACGCTCGCGCAAATAATGCCGGCGATGCTGTTTGGAGATACGGCTTTCACGGTCAATGCAATATCGCTCGAAAATCTGACAAGTTGAAGGGTTCATGATGAAATTTCAATTGGTGGTGCTAAAGCCGTTCGACGGTTACAAGCGCGGTGACCTGATCACCGACGCGGCGGCCGTGCAAAAGATCATTGCGGGCCCGAATGCCAGCTTTGTTGTTCGAGTCACGTCAAAGGAGGCATGAGCCATGCCGATTGTTCAACAAGGTGCGATCAATACGACCGCACTTATTGTCCCCGACCTGTATGTGCAGATTGTTCCGCCGCAATCTTTGTCGCCATTATCAACCAAAGACAGCAAAAGCTTTGAAATTTCTCAAAATCACTTATAGAATCGCGGCGCTTGGAGGAGGAATGAAGCTATGGCTGGTGAGCACAACGCGGTTCTGTCGAGGATCAAAACCGTTGCCGACATGGTGGATGCATTTCGTGATGAGGAGCAGTGTCGGCGCCTCCTGGAGCAGATGGTATGGTCCCGCGGCCGTATTTGCCCGGCCTGCGGTTTCCGTGAGTCTGCCGCCCTGGCCGGACGCGATACTGGGGCGAAAGCTCGCCCCGGATTATATCAATGTTCGGACGGCACTTGCCGGCATCAGTTCACAGTAACGAGCCACACGCCGTTGCACGCGACAAAGTTGCCTCTGCGGATTTGGCTGACGGCAATGTGGCTGATCCTGCAATCCGATAAGGGAATATCTTCTATCCGGCTTGCTGAAGCGGTTGGAGTGAGCCAGCCGACGGCCTGGCGGATTGGTCATGCCGTCCGCCTGATGCTGGCCCGTGAAAACCAGCTCGATGGTATTGTGGAGACGGATGAATTCTATCTCGGCGGCAGCCCTCGGCACGATGCCGACCGTCCCAAGCTTGGCAGGGGGCGTAAAGGCCAGCCACGTACAACAAAAACGCCAGTTCTAGCGGTCATCCAGAGACCACCGGAAATGTCTTTCGGGGCGCAGGCGGGAGAAGCTAAAGCGCGTGTGGTGGAGGATTTATCAGAAATCGAGGCCCGCCAGGTGTTCGAGGAGACGGTCGAACCCACAGCGCATCTCATGAGCGACGAAGCGAAGGCATTTATGTCGGCCGGCCAAAACTTCGCGGCTCATGACACCATCAGACACAGCCAAAAGGATTATGTCCGAGGGATTGTCCACGTAAACAGCGCCGAGGGCTTCAGTGATCGCGTGCGGCGCACCGTGGTCGGCGTCTTTCACCACATCAGCACCGACCACGCCAACCTCTACCTCAACGAAATCGGATTTCGATGGTCTCAGAGAACTGTTGCAGGCCAAGCCATTCGGCAGACCCGCAAGGGACGCTCCAAGATTCAAACATTGTGGGATCGAATTCCCACCGCCCTGCAAATACCTGCAGCATGTCGGTCAATCGTTGGACGTCAAATTCGTCGAACCCGAAATGGAGGAATCACCATCAAGTCAAGCACCGCTGTCTTTGGTTGATAATGGCGATCTTTGTTGCTGAACGGCGTGCCGACCGATGTGGTGGGCGTGGTTGGCACCGCGAGCTGGGGGCCGGTTGGTGAGCCGACCGTTGTGGGGTCGATGAGCGATTACGCAACAAGCTTCGGACCCGTGATGGCGCGCAAATATGATATGGGCACGCAGGTTGCAACCGCTGTGCAGCAGGGTGCAGCGAATTTCCGTTGTGTTAGAGTAACGGACGGCACGGATACCGCTGCGTCACTGACAATTCCGAATGGTGTGACGTTCACCGCGCTCTATACCGGCAGCCTTGGCACGCAGCTTAGTCTCGCCCTATCGGCCGGGTCGGCGGTATCCAGCTGGCGGTTGAGCGTGGCGCTGCCTGGGCAACAGCCGGAGGTTTATGATAATATAACGGGCTCGGGCATCGCCTTTTGGGCGAATCTGGCGGCGGCGGTGAATGCGGGCAATGGACCGTTGCGGGGCCCTTCGCAACTGGTTGTGGCGACGGCGCTGGCGGGTGCGGCGGCGCCGGTTGCGGGGACTTATCCATTCAGTGGTGGGACGCCGGGTTTGGACGGCGCTACGAACGTGACGGCCGCAACGCTGGTGGGAAGCGACAGCCTGCCGCGGACGGGCATGTATGCGCTGCGGTCGCAAAAATGCGCGATTGCTTTGCTTGCGGACGCTGATGACGCGACGCACTGGAATATTCAGGTTTCGTTGGGGCTTTCTGAAAGCATCTATATGATCCTGACCGGTCCGGCGGGCGATACGCTGACGAACGCGGTGGCGGCAAAGGCGGCGGCTGGCGTGGATAGCTATGCAGCGAAGCTGATGTTTGGCGATTGGGTCTATTGGTCTGATCAGGCGAATGCGCTGACCCGCTTGGTGTCTCCGCAGGGATTCGTCGCCGGGCGGCTTGCCAATTTGTCGCCGGAGCAGTCTTGCCTGAACAAGCCGCTTTATGGGGTTATTGGTACGCAAAAGTCGGGTCAGCCTGGTATTGGAACAGCGACGACCTATGCGAGTGCTGATCTCGCGGTGCTGCTGGGAGCCGGGATCGATGTTATTGCCAATCCGCAACCGGGTGGGACTTATTGGGGGGTCCGTGGCGGACATAACTCGTCTTCAGATGCGGCGACAAATGGGGACAATTATACGCGGCTGACCAATTATATCGCGACGACTTTGGCGGCGGGTATGGGTATTTATGTCGGCCAGCTTGTGAACACGACATTGTTTCAGAATATCCGTTCCACTTTGCTGGCGTTCCTGAACGGGCTGCTGTCACAGGGACTTTTGGGTAGCACCAGCGGGGCGCCGCCATTTGCCGTGGTATGCGACATCTCCAACAACCCGCCGAGCCGGACCTCGCTCGGTTATGTGCAGGCGGATGTGCAGGTGCAGTATCAGGCGATCAACGAAAAATTCATTGTCAATGTGCAAGGCGGGCAGACGGTGCAGGTGAGCGTTCAGACGATTCCGTCCAACGCCTAATTCGGGGAGACAATTGAATGCCGTATAATACATTTTCGATCGGCAGTGACTGCGAGCTGGTCGTCATGGGCCCGTTCGGGCGGGTCGATCTCGCGCATGTGACGGGGTTTGAGGCTCGGCAGGTGACGTTGAGTGTCCGGGTTGATCGGCTAGATGGCGTGCAGTTGGGCGCGGAGTTGCCGAAGGGATGGAATGGGAGCTTTTCGCTTGATCGAGGCTCATCAGCGGCTGATGACTTCATCGCCCAGATTGAGGCGGCGTATTATGCTGGGCAGACGATTCCCGCGGGAACCTTATATCAGTACGTCAATGAACCGGATGGATCAACCTCGACATTCCAGTTCAATGGTGTCGTCTTCAAGCTGACATCGTCTGGCGCTTATAAAGGGGATTCCACGGTGACACAGCAGCTCGATTTTTTTGCATCTGGCCGTGTGACCCTCGCGTGACCGACATTATAAAAGACAAGACGGGCCGGCGCATTGAGCTGAGGCGCATGGGGGTTCTTGAGCAGTTGCGGCTGTACAAGGCACTTGGGCCGAACCTGTCTCTCAACGAGGCCTATGTTGGTTTGGCCATGATCGCTTCGGCCGCCAGTATGATCGATGATGTGCCGATGCCGTTTCCCAATAGCGAAACCGCTGTTGAGACGCTGCTGGATAAGCTTGGAGACCATGGTGTGGAGGCTATCGGCGCGGCGATTGCGCCGGAGTCGGCTGGCCTGGTTCTGGCTGACGCGGGAAACTCCTGAGGCACCCAGGACTAACGGACTGTTTGTATCTGGTGCGGTGCGGGGTGCCGTATGATGTCGCATTTGCTCTCGAGGAGGCCGAACGAATCGCGCACGTTGTGGCGCTGGGCACGTTGTCAGGTCTGATATTCGACTGGAACCGGTTAAGCTGGAGTGATGCCAAGATTTAAGATGTTGCGGTCTGGCTATAAGTGAATTACGAGGTAGAGATTTGAGCAATGTTACGCTTACCTTGGGTGGTGTGCCATTCAAAGATATGGAAATCCCGGAGAAAATAGCGTTCGGTGGCAGGCAGAGACTTGCGGTTCAGAATCTCATTGGCGGTGGCCGGGTTGTCAACGCGATCGGACTCGATGATGGTGAGATTTCGTTTGGGGGAATTTTCTCGGGCTCCGATGCTGTCCAAAGAGCGCAGTTGCTTGATGCGGCGCGGGCGCTGGGTGCTTCGCTGCCATTGGTCTGGGACGGGTTCTTCTTTACGGTTATCATTGCCTCGTTTTCGGCCGAATATCAGAAGACAAACCTAATTCCGTTTTCCATTAGTTGCACGGTTGTCGGTGATCCGTTGGCGACCATTGTGTCAATGGCAGCGCCGCTGGCGAGCCTCGTTGGGAGTGATTTGACCACGGCGGCGGCCCTGAGCGGGCAGGCGGGTCTCTCCTTGAGTGGGTTGAGCGCGACAAGCTTGGCGGGGTTTTCGACCGTGCAAGCAGCGCTGAGTTCCGCTTTGCAATCTGGCGGCCGTCACTCAACGCCGCAACCGCGACTGTCAATGGAGCGACGGACGCGCAAACGGGTAGTGGCCTGCTGCCGGTTTTGAAGACACCGAGATAAGTGTTTTTATAGAACCGGAGGCATATCATGGAGCGTCGGAAGTTTACGGGTGAGTTCAAGCGCGAGGCGGTGAGGCTGAATAAGGTGGCTGGCGTTTCGGTGGCGCAGTTGTCGCGGGATTTGGGGATTCACATGACGGTGCTGCGGCGCTGGGTGAAGGAGGCTTCGGGTGATCCGGCGCAGGCTTTCCCCGGTCACGGCCATGCCAAGCCGGACCAGTTGGAGGTTATTCAGCTTCGCCGTGAGGTCGCGAAGCTGAAGGCGGAGCGTGATATTTTAAAAAAAGCCGCGGCGTACTTTGCGAGGGAAGCGCGATGAAGTTCGGTTTCATCGCTAAACATCGCGGGGTTTGGCCATTGGCTTGGATGTGCGGCGCTTTGAAGGTGTCGCGCGGCGGCTTTTACGCGTGGATGGTCCGGCCGCGCAGCCTGCACAGTTGCCAAGAAGAAGTGCTCGAGGGAAAGGTGCGTGCCAGTTTCATCGCCAGTGACCGGACGTATGGCGCCCGGCGCGTGTGGCACGACCTGCTGGCCCTTGGCCTGGACTGCGGCCTGCACCGCGTGGAACGCGTGATGCGCGGCCAGGCGTTACGGGCGCGGCCGAGCCGGCGCCGGTTGCCCGTTGATCTTGGTGAACGCCCGGCCGGCGGCATCGCCGCCAATGTATTGGACCGGGGTTTTGCGGCGGTTGCGCCCAACCGCAAATGGATTGCCGATTTTACCTATATTTGGACGGCTGAAGGCTGGCTCTACGTCGCTGCGGTCATCGACCTGTTCTCCCGCAGGGTTGTTGGCTGGTCGATGCGGGCAGAGATGACCGCCCAGCTGGTCACCGATGCATTGCTCATGGCGATCTGGCGGCGTGGCAAGCCAGATGCGCTGCTGCACCATTCCGACCGCGGCAGCCAGTACACCAGCGAGCAGTTCCAGCGTCTGATGGCCGATCACGGTGTCACCTGCTCGATGAGCCGCTCGGGCAATGTCTGGGATAACGCGGCGATGGAGAGCTTCTTCTCGTCGCTCAAAACCGAGCGGACAGAACGCAAAACCTACCGAACCCGCGACGCCGCCAGAGCCGACGTGTTCGACTACATCGAACGCTTCTACAATGGCCAACGCAGGCACTCCACAATCGGCTATATCAGCCCGGTAGAGTTCGAGCTAAAAGCCAGTGGAGCGTAATCAACCGCCAACAAAACCGGCAGCAGGCCA